GGTCTCCCATAGCATCAGAAGGAACTCATTGCGCCATTCATCAGACTTACAGAATATCTCCTTGACGTCTGGGTCTGCAAGTCTGTCCTTATCTCCAACGAGGACTGGACGGAACTGGAAAGGAAAGTTGATTATCCTCATTCTGCGTTTCATTGCCTCATCGAGGTTCTTGAGTTTTGGAATAGCATTCATTTGGAATATAGGTTTGTAGGATGCCTTGTATCGGAAGATATGTTTAGAGTGTAGAGTTCGCGCTTCAATAATATCTCCACCAACCATCTTCTTGAGAAGCATTTGTCGGAGTTCATCATCTGCTTCGCTTTCTGCAGTCATCATGATCCTCTTGTTTCGTGCCTCTACAAGTGCTGGAACTGGTTGATCCGTCTTATCGATTGGTTTTGTAAAGAGGTTGACGCTTACTGAATAGTAGTATCCACCGAAGACGCTATGGAGCAACTCTGAAATCACTCCCTTACCATTTCCACCAGATCCAGTGAAGACGTAGAACTCCTCAAATCGGTTGCCACCGAAGAGGCATGTCGATAAAACCTTTAGGAGATACGACTGAACGTCTGCATCCTCGAAGAGACCATAGATGAAATCGTTGATTTGCTTTCTTGCTGTCGCATTGCTCTTGACTGGCATAGCATATCCAGTCGTAAGACAGATGTAGTCTGTTGGAACAATAGGACGGGACTTGAGTTCTTTGAGGTCAAAGCAAGTTCCATTTTCAAAGGCGAAGAGATATGGGTTGGTTCCCATAATGTCCTCCAACTTCTCCACGTTGTATTTCTCTCTAAGGAACTGAATGACACCATTACAGAACTCACTGGATCCGCACATCACATACGCCTTGTTGATGAGTTTGACTATCTCCTTCTTCTCCTTCTCCTTCTTCTCGAGTTCATCTTGCTTACCAATCAGACCCTTGCAGATTTTAGCATATTTGATGAGAACTGCCTCAAGTGCTTCTGTCAATAAGTCTTGGAACGTGTCTGCGATATGGTTCTTGAGTTTCTCTGGTTGCTTCTCGTCGCAAGTGTCCCAGATATTGCGCTTGTTAAGGACGAACCATCCAGTTGCAACATTATAGGCGTATGCGTTAGGATGAATATTCCAGAATAACTTGGCGATGTCATTATGATTGATGAGTTTGATCTTCTCCAAGAGGTCATTGCGGTCCTCCTTGAGTTCATTGTATTTGACTGGGTCGTTGGTCTTCAACCACTTCCACCATGTTGCTTGAGTAAGTTTCTTCTCACGATGTGTCGAGAAGGTATTCCATTTGGACGCACACGCTCCGATTTCGTATCCCTTGCCCTTCTTACTCATCTTTTCCCAAACCTCAAGTGGTAGACCCTCGTTATAACAAATGATGCCGTTATTCAACCAGTCTGAATAATCCTCGTTGTTCGCAATACAGTCTGCAAGTTTCATAAGGATGTCCTTTTCAGCATCGTTGATTTCGGTAGGATTACTACTGACAGTTTGAGTGGATCCACCATCGTCTAACTCCATTGTATCCTCCTCCTCTTGCTTCTTTACTTTTACGACTGGAGAAGCGTCAAGGAAATACTTATGAGATAAGGAGCGTAAAAGATCAATAACGCTTTTGGGGATTTCAATCAGTTCATCTATGGATGCAACCTTCTTGACCCATTTGTAGTTTGCAACTACACCTTCAGATCCTTCGCAGTAGGTAGGTTCGCAGAATATACAGTTTCCATCATTGCGCGTATCCAGAGCAAGACTATCAACTGCAACTCCCTTGATGATGGGGTTGTATTTGAAGACGTAGTGAAAACCCTTCTTAGTCTTAGCGACCATCGTGCATTCATCCATAAGTTCCATCAACTGCTGGTTGTGTTCTCTTGAAATATCATCGATGTCTATTGCTGTTATTCCATTAGTCTTGCCAGTTAGTAATGCATAACCATTGACCTTCTTATTGTAGTCATGCTTGATGGTCTTATCCCATCCTTTACGAAATACAAAGTCCTTCTTCCACTCACCGTCCTTGTTCTTGTGGCAATCCATTACACCACTCATTACAACCCAATCGAGAGCGTCGTAGTATTGGTGGACCGTAGATGCCATCCCTTCTACTCTTATCACACTACTTTCCTTTAAATCGTTTTTACCAGAAGGCGCAACATTCTTACAAACTAAGGCAGACATTCTTACTACTATAAAAGAGGAAAAAAATCGCTTCAACTTTTACCCCTTCCGCGAGGATCGACAGTCGGGGTCGGGGAGTTTACTTGCAAGGTTCGGTAAAAAGGGAGGCGACGTTCATTATTAAGAGCGGTAAATAACAAATAGCACATATTTACTATTGGTAATAGTGATTTCTTTACTAAAATGGGGTTTTCAAGTAAAAAAAACGTTTTTTTTACTCAGAAACTCTGATTTGTAATCATATTTGTATAGTGAAGTAAATACTTCAGTGTAAAAATATGCGCTTATTTGCTTACCAGTGTGTAAAGTGTGCCTACTTGGACTTTTTTACTTCCCACTTAAAGACGAGGCACGTAGATAGAGTATAGAAGAGATGCCCTACTCCCCAACCCATTGTTGCGACCGCTGTTCTGCTACTCCTAAGTCTCTCGCTCATCGTGATGCCGACGAAGGCATATTCTATGTGCGAATGTGTAATGGTTATCAGTTTAATGGAATGGAATACCATTTGTGTAATGATTGTATCAAGATCTATTATGTTTATTACGTTGAGATACTCAATGGACCAAGCACGACGAAGACGATTAGAAATCTTCAGTGAATAGCATTACTTCTGGAGGGCGCTGTTTATTGAAAGAGTATTCACTTACCTTCTGCTCGAAGAAGTTAGTCTTTCCTTCCATTCCAATCATCTCCATAAACATGAATGGGTTCTGCGCTTTGGGATATAGTTTAGGTGTTCCTAACTGTATACAAAGACGGTTTGCAACAAACTCAATATATTCAGTCATTAATACATCATTCATACCGATCAAGCGTATAGGAAGAGATTTTGTGATAAACTCTGTTTCTATATCCACCCCTTCTTTGATGACAGCATGGATTGTTGCAGTCGGAAGTGCTTCAAACTGCTTATAGTATTCTGTAGCAAACTCGCAATGAAGTCCTTCATCTCGAGCAATAAACTGGTTGCCTAATCCAAGCACGGGGCATTTCCCACGAGACTTCAACCAGAAGATAGAACAGAATGCACCACTAAAGAATATCCCTTCACATACAGCGAAAGCAACAAGGCGCACACGAAAGTCGTCTTGTGAATGGATATATTTCAGACACCAGTCTGCCTTCTTGCGGATTGCTGGAACTTCATTGATGGCATTGAAAAGGTGCGCCTTTTCGTCCTTCTCTGTGATGAACCCATCAATCATATTCGCATAGACTTCACTATGGATCCCTTCCATCGCAATCTGAAATCCGTAGAATAGTTTCACGACTGGAGATTTTGCTTCATTGTAGAACCTAATAGCAAGGTTCTCTGCAACAATCCCATCACTTCCAGCAAAGAAGGCAAGAATATTCTTGATGAAGAAGCGTTCGTTTTCTGTTAGGTTCTTCCAATCATCCTTATCCTTCTGCTGGACGATCACTTCACCACTAACCCAGAATGATGCAACTGCCTTCTTATAAAGGTCGTAGAGTGGAATGTCTTTCGAGGCGATAGGAAGAAGACAATAAGACATCTTATAAAAGGGGAGGATATTCGTTTTGTAGACAATAAATCTCAAACTTTCTCTCATAGAGGGCAAGTTTGTAGTTTAAGACAAAAGTTAGAGAAATATCCTCCCCAAAATCAATATCCTCCCCTACCATGTTGGATCTGCATAGTCTCGAAGAAGTTTAATAATCCTTGCCTTTGCATTCTTGACAGTAGTTCCTTGACGCATTTTGTAAGGACCGCCAAACTCCTTTGGAATACGTGCGCCCAATGCTCTGTATTGCGCCTCTGTGAAAAACTCCTCATACATCTTGTTGCGGGTGGTGGGGATATTGTTCTCACGGAATAGGCGATTGCGTTCAGTAGCACTTGGATACTTACCACTTTCTTCACCACGTTGTCGTTCTCTCCTTTGCAATCCAGACATGGTTGTCCTTACTGATCCAGTTTCTGCAATATCACCCGCATCGACAGCATCTTGTCGTCCATCATCATCATGATCTCTGTAGAGTGGAGGAGGAAGACCACCTATTGGGAGAAATCCAGAGGGTCGAACACCAGCGGTAGGTTCTGGACCAGTCTCTCCAGTATTTTCCGTAATATAGTCTGCGAAGACGCCATAGTCTGTCAGTTCCATTCCCTTTGCGATTTGCGCCTTTGTGAACCCTCGTTCCTCGAGACCCTTAGCAAGTTCATTCACAAAGTCTGAGGTGCTTGGGTAGTTGTTAGAAATGAACTCTTCTTCGTCTTGGTCTCGTGTAAATCCTAAAGGAGAAAGCACTTGGAAGGTCTGTTCCTCTACTGCTTCACGTAGTGTGTCTGGATTTGCTTCACGATTACGTTCAGCATTAGGATCAGAACCAGAGATGCCAAGAGGTGCAACATATCGAGGGGCAAGATCTTCACGTTCTGCAGTTCTTTCGTCCTCATTTTCTCCAAACCATGAAGGACCTCCATAAACGACGACGCCAGTTCTGCGACCAAAGGTTTCTTGGTTTCTGTCTCCATTACGACCCGCATAAGGCGCACGGGGTATTCCTCGTTGTTCCTCGTCTTCACGAGTAGGCGCGGGTCTATTGAAATCTGCATCATCATCGTCATCGTAGTCCTCTGCGTCTTGGTCTGTGCGCGGGTCTGTTCGACGCTCCTCATCAATGACATCAGATGCTTGTGGTTTACGAACAAGACGATCAAATCCAAGAGATTTTGCCAAACTCTTAGAAAGTGTCTTCTTATCACGTTCGCTGAGATACAAGTTCTTTTGCATTGAGTTGACATACAATCTCATTCGTTCCGCATAAATACCCAATGTTTCTGCATACGCCCTCTTTTCGTCATCAAAGGATGCAAACTCTGGTTGTTCTGAAAGACCCGAACGAATGTCCTCAATCATAGTATCCAAAGATGCTCGGGCATCATCAATATCCTCCACTGACATTGTGGGACCAAACTTGAAAAGCATTGAAACCATCTCCTTGAGGTTCTCGAATGTGAACCGAGTAAGGTCTCCAGCAGTGATTGCATCCATCACCGCACGGAGATAGATAAAGAACTGAACCTTATCGACTGATCCTTCCTTCGTGTTGTCCTCAGTCTTATAGTCTTGACCCAGTTGAACTGCATATCCTTGTGCCAGAGCATTAATACGATTAAGTTGAGCGATACGCCGATTGAGTTGGTTCTTGTAGAAGTTCTGACCTTCCAATGAACTGACAACACCTCCACGCATAGTGCCATCACCTCCCACTTCAATCGTCTTAAAAGGAGCAGTTAGTCCATTGTCTCTACGTGTTGAATAAGGCACATCTGCTCCATTCATAGGGTTGGCATAGATGCGTTGACCCAAAACTGGTTTAGGAAGGTGATAGTTGTGTGGTCCAGTAAGCATCAGACGTTCTGCAGTCCTATTTGCTTGTAGTCCATTCATAACACTTTGATTGGCATCATTGCGTTTCTCTTCATGATAGTTGCTTTGAAAATCAGAACCTATAAGCAGATCAAGACCTTCACCCATATAAGACGGGTAATACATCAGAGGCGCATTGTATGCCTTCTGGAAGTTGCGTGGAAAGGTCAGTTGAACTGCCTCATCTCCATTCGGTTTCTTCGTTCCATAAGCGGACATTCTATACTTAGAGACCACACTTTTTATTTTATGATAAAAGTGTCGTCTGATATTTATTAAGAAACAGAAATGTGAGACGGGGAACTTTATGACTAAAAATATGCCTTTAGAACCTTTTTGGCATCTTTGATTGAAAAACCAAGAGTTTTAGTAAGATATTGAATGACTTCTTGATCTACACCACGACCTCGTCGAAGTGATGTTTTTGCTTTTGCAACTTCCCTTTTTTGTGGAGCAACGGGCGCTATTGCCATTCGTTGTTGAACTTCATTTGAGATTGCTTTTTGTCGGAGACGTTGAACCTCTTCCATTTGCTTCTGTCGGTTTTGCTGTTCTTGATTACGGAGGTTTGTCAGTTGATCTATATTGGCATTCATAATAGCATTCTTCTGTTCTACAGCATTGCCTTCTTCTCTTAGTTTTTGTTCGGTTGCCCTTTGTAGCGCTTCAGTTGATTTCTGCCGTGAAGAAGCAAAACGTTCTGCTGTTTCTCTTACACGTGTTTCATGAAGTTCTTGTTGTTTCATTCGTTCTTCGTCTGCAAGTCGTCGACGTTGTTCTCCAACACTTTCCAAAGCATTAAAGTTCTTCTCATCTAAAAGTTCACGTTGTTCGAGGATCTTTATTTGATAATCGTCTTTTTTCTGTTGCTCTATTTGACGTCCAAGTTCCCTCTGATAGATTTGCTCTGATATTTTATCGCTTTCCTTAGCATAAATCTCGTCGAGAACTTTTTGTCGTTGCTCTGCTTGTCGTTTATCCAGATTTCCCGCATCTCCCAGTGCGTATTCAAGAGCATAAGGGAGAGCAGTTTGAAGGGCAACTTGCGCGAGAAGAGATACAATACCACCTCTTAGTTCAATATCTGATTTCATTATCTATTTGGGTCTACTTTTTTTCTCCAAATGAGAGGAGCGTTTGACCTCTTTCAACTGCTTTCACCTTCTTGGATCGTGTCTTCTTAGTCTGTGGCGCTAAGATAGGTGTCTTCTGTCCTTTCTTAATCTTCTCCATAACCTTCTTCACTTGATTGATTTGTTTAGAACCCTTTTTCGGAAGGCACCACATCTGTCCTCGATGGAGTTCTGCATTGTTCCAGTCTTTGAGTGCGTCAATCCACGCATTTCCACCTTCTTGAAAATCAACATGTCGTCCTCTACCTTGCTTTTTGAGTTGTGCGTAATAGATGGCGCGTTGTTTAGCAGACATTCCAGCAGTAGGATCCACAGTAGGATCCACAACTGGGTTTGTGGTGCTTTCAGAAGGTGTTGATGGAGCATAGGGTTGAGTTGAGGTAGAAGGAGGAACGACGATTGGAGGTTGTTTAGATGGAGCATGATAGGAAGGGCGATATGCGTCCATTGCTAAACGTATTTGCGCTTCAATAATCTGTTGATTATACACTAACATCTCTTGGTATTGTCTATCCATTTCTTCTTGATACTTTTTATCAAGTTCTGCTTGTTTGAGACGGTCTTCCTCTATGATTGCCATTGCTTTATCATATTCGTCTTGACGACGTTTATTTTCCTTTTGTAGTTCTGCATCTTCCGCTTCGACAAGTTTCTGTTGTTGTTTTAAAAACTCAATCTCAGCATCAACTTGACGTTTATTGTCTGCAACTGCTAAAGCATTCTGTCGTTCCATTTCTTGTGCTTGTCCTTCTGCTATTTTCTTCTGCTTTTCACCGTCTATTGCTTGATATGCTGTAAATCCAACGGGAAGACCGATGGACGCAACATTTCCCAGAGTGGAAAGAGAAGGAGTATATGATTTAGCACGTGTGGCAAGAGCGGAAGCACGTGAAGCAAATGAGGGAGCAGAAGCACGTGCCAGATTTGCTTGTGCTTGTGCTGGGTTATATCTAACTATTGCTGTCGATGTTCGTGGGGCAACAACAGATCTTACAGCACGAGAGGCAGTTGATGCAACTTTTGAGATTGCTGGAATAACAGAACGAGCAAAAGTAGTTGCTAATGCCACGAGATTTCCACCTTCCATTTCATGTTGAACCTTACCCTTTCCTCGACGTTTCTTCATTGATTGCTGTTCTTTGACAATCATTTGTCGGAGAAGAGCAACTTCGCGTGGGTCGTATGACATCTCTATATTGATTACACATATTTTATGCGGTGAGGTTTCAATACAAACCTTCGTTTTTCACGATAGATGACGCTTGTGGTAATGAAACACCACGTTCCTTCATGATTTGTCTAATAAGATCACCTCTTTCTGAACGTTTTGCTACTCCATAAGATGGATGTGTTCTTTCTGGATTAGTAGGTTGTCGACTAACTGGAGGGAGTTTTGGAGCGCCCCTTCTTGGCATACTTGCCATTGCTTCTTCAAGAGACATCATTTGACCGCCGTTCATCTCATCACCATGTGTGATGGTTAGTTTACCCTTACCACGCTTGGAACGGGGAGCGCGGATTGAATAACGTGCTGGAAGATTGCCAGTCTGTAAATACCAAGCAAGTTCATCAGCAGTCATATCGGAAGGAATGCCACCCGATGCAACACCATCGTCCATAGGACCTCCCATAGGTCCCATACTTGGACCACCAGTAGGATCTGTAGGACCTTGAGGACCAAACTCTTCACCCGTATACTCATCGTAATATCCACCATCCTCTTGTCCCGATTGATTTGATTGATTACTCACATATGCGCTAATCATAGCAAGTGGAATACCCATTGCGATTGCTTGTGCGATTGCTTGTGGAGTTAGTGTTCTACCCCTTGTTGCTGTTGCGCCTCTTGTTGCCAATGCTCGGGAAGAGGCATTGTTAAGCATGTTTACATAATAACTTCGGTCGAAGGAAGGTTTTGCCATTGGACGACCCGCTGAACCAAGAGGAACAAGGGCAGTGGATGTTGGTGCAACTCTACTCGAGCGTCCTAATGAACCAAGACGGGAACCAAGACGGGAACCAAGTGAACCAAGTGATCCAACTGCTCCTCGAATAATGTTTCCTATGTTTCCACCTTCCATATCATCTTCGTCTTCACTTTCATACTTAGCACCTCCACGAAACTGAGAAAGACCCATACTGGGAGTTGCTCCAGCGCCATGAAATGTCTTGCCACTTCCACGCATTGTTATTCTCTCGTGTTCCTCCTCCATTGCACGTAGATCCGCAAGTTGTTTTCGTGCTTCTCTCGCCATCTGAGTGTCTATATTGATACACTACATTTTTTAGTTCACCGAAGATCCATCTTTTCGTTTTCTTCTATCCGCCAAACACCGTTGTAGCATATTTCTTTTCCATAGGGAATACGGGTCTCTTCATCGATATGTGGAAACGTAGGCGCATTTGAAAAGGATCCATATATCTCCAATCGCTGAAACTGCGGAATGTATTTCACAACATTGACGATTGGTTGGACTGTATGTTGATACGGAATAGACAAAATGAATGTGTTTTTTTTGAAACAGTAGCGTGAAGTTGTTTCCCAAGCATAGTTCATTCTTTCTATTTTATAAAGATCTTTTATATAAGAAGGAATGCGCCGAACGTTCTTTGATGATTTAGAAAACTATGTTGCAATACCACGTGCACGTTTTGTGCAAGAACATAAGAAGTTGCTGAAAGTTCTCGAGAACAAAGATCCCAGAGAACTTGAAGCAGAACGTAAAGAACAAGCATCAGAACTAAAAGTTGAAATGAAAAAGATGAAAAAATCTAAGAAATGCGCTGAAGGCGATCGGAAGGGATAAAATAACATTTCTGCGGTCTATTGTGAAAATCTTCACGTTCTCCACGTGAAAAGTCCGAGCATTCAAATGTCTCAAACTCTTCTGAATAAGGTATTCCATAAATACCATCTTGATAGGCATAACAGAACCAATAGGATCGTGTTGGATTTTCCTTTGCAGTATCAACTTTATTGGCGCCGATGATTGCTGTCGGATACTTATCATGTGGAATGCGTCTACTCTTCAACTCCACGTAGAGTGTTGTTCCATCGTCATAGTCAAACGTTGAATACCCTCCTCGATGTGTCAGAGACTTCTTGAAAAAGTCCTCAAGTTTTTCCTTGTGTGTTCGTTCATTGGAAGTTCCATAAGCAAGGTCGGAGGCAAGAGTTGGCATCTTTATTAAGGGGAAATATCTTTTTTTGGCGGGTTTTTACGTGGAGTAATACAAGTTTTTTTCTCTCCTTTTAGAAATGACTACGGCGCCCGAGTTATTAATAAAGGTCCCGAAACCTAAAAAGGAAAAGAAAGAAGATCCTTCAGCGCCCATCGCTAAGAAACCACGCAAGAAGAAGGTCAAGGGTGTTTTCAGAGTAGAACAAGGTTCTTATATAGTTGTATTTGATTAACCAATAATCTCGAGCATTGGGACATTGACTACTTGCACATCGCCTCCTTCTTTACGGAGATACTTGCGTTGTTCGGCAACTGAATGTCCCATTGCTTCTGCGTCTTCTTCCATCTCCTTGATGTCATATTTGTCGGAAAGGAAGATGTGTCGGAGCATTGAAGATCCCACCTTCTTACCAAAGATTTTGTTGAGAATGCGGGTAATCGCATTGACTGCAGTAAGTGCCTTACCATCAGCAGTCATAAGGAAAGGAACTGGTTCCTTACCCTTTGTTGCCTTGAACTGAGGGTGAAACTTGAGATATGTATGGATTGCGTCCATCAAAGGTGCTTCTGCAGTATTTGGGATTTCTGTGATCTGCATTCCATATTTCTTTGAAGTCTTATACTTGTTGAAGATGAACTTGCTGGTCGCAAGGTCCAGATAGTTCTTATCTTTAGGCAAATCCTCTTTCCATTTCTTGACAACCATCATATCCAAATAGTCTTGGTTTCGTCGTGGTTGTGTATAAACATATAGCGATAAAACAAGATATTGAAGGAGATGAGTGAACTCGTTCGGAGTGATAGTTTTCTTGGCGCCGTATTCGAGCATCTTTTGGCGATATGTATCCACAAGTTCTTTGATTTCTTTCCAACTGATCCAGTTCTCCTTTTGTTTCTCTGTCTTATCACTTTCGTCCTTCTCTGTGGGTGTTTTCGCCTTTCCCATCATTTGTTCGTAGTAATATTGATGAATGCTCTTATACGTCGGTTTGTCTTTGACAAGCGAAAGTATTGATACAATCGAGGCAAGAATGCTCTTCTGCGTGGATGCAGAGTAATCATTGACCTTTTTCAATATTATTTCCTTATTTCGTAGGAAACTAAGTGTCTTAAAAGGCGTCTTGTCGTTCAAGATGTAGAGGGTCTTGACATAGGCGTTGGCGGTGGTCTCGGCGACCCCTTTTTGCTCGATGAGTTGTTTGCTGAGGAGGTTCATAAACTCGGAAATCTTGGGCGCGACGGACATTCTTCTTCTATATTGATTACGTGGAAAATCTTTAAACGAGTTTTACTTTACAGAAAACTTGAAGTCGGGGAGGATATTTGGTTTGGGGAGGATTTTTTGGCAACTTTTTGTCTGGCAGAGTTTTTACCCTCCTATAGGCAAAAGTTTGAGAAATATCCTCCCCACTCACCAATATCCTCCCCTAAAAAATACACTCTATAACTATAGATGGATCTCGTGTCAGAGAAAGACTTTCCAGCAAACTACTCAACAGCAGTCCTCGAAGTCTTTGAGGCAATGTCTATGACGAATACGCAAAAGATGAGGGTTATAGGGTCTTCAAGTCTCCGATCTCAGTTATATGCTGGAGACTATGATGTAGAAGAAACAATAGACTATTCTCCATCAACGATTGCCAAAAATCTTAAGGAGATTGTGAAGAAAGTCCGTAGTCTCTCTAATGCAGTGATTACGGAGACCAAGTGTGGTGAAGTTCCAGAATGGAATGTTTTTCGCCCATTTGCTCGAGTTGAAAAGGACAAAATCTATGATTTCAATATCAAGGAAAGTCAATCCAAGATTGATGCTCTGCGCTCAGCGGGTGTGTTGACTGAAGGAGAAGCGAAGGAAGCAAATGAACTTCTTTCTCGAGCGACTGATGCTTGGGGATTTCTACATGCCAGAAAGACCATTCGGCATCACATTCTGCGGTGGCAACCTCGAGAAATCCTTGAAGGGTTCAAAATCTATCGCAAAATGAAGATCCAGTTGGAAGATGCAGTGAAGTCTGGAGGAATGATAAAGATTGATGTAGTCGCAGATATTCGTGATAGGTTCACTGAGTTCAGTTGTATCTATACACCCATGAAGAATGGCAAACGTGTATTTACTAATCGTCTGCCTCTTGCATTAGGTCTGACAGAAGACTTGATTTATTATGACAAGGTCAATCCATTCAAAGCACTCAAACGGTTTTTTTCACTTGCGCGTCTCAACAAGCGATACGAACTACTCAAGAAACTCACTCTTGTTCTCAATAGTGATCTTGGGAGGTTGTATCAAATCATAGGGGACTTAAAGACCCTCGAGACTTTATTGGATCATAAAAACTTTCCTTCCAGACGCATTGAGGATATACGCTCAGAGATTGATGATGTTCGAGAACGATTAGGCAATATCTATTCACTAAGAGACTTCCTCAAGAAACAACATACTCTCATTGGAAGTCTCTATGCTCTTCTCAAAACTCCTATTCCACAACTCGGTCAGAAACTCGGAACCTTCATTGAAGCACTACAGAAAATCCTTGATAGTAGCACCAAGCGCATTGTAAGTCATTTGACAATCAAGACCAAGTAAGAAAGTGCGAGAACCGATGAAATACCGACGATGTATATGGAGTAAAAAACCCCTAAAAACCTTCAAATCATTTTAACTTACGTCTGTTTTTTGGGTGTTTGCATAAGTGTTTCGTGTTTTCTTTAAAATGTTGGGTCAAAATATAGATGCCGACCCTTAGTTTCCAGAGTTCAAAGGGTTCCCGTCCTATTGCTTTAGTCAAGGGAGGTGATGAAGATGGAGCGATTTTGTATCTTTCTGAGGAGGATATGAAGTCTAATCGTGTAGGACACATCAATCCAAACAAATATGCTAATGAACTTCGAACACTCAAACCGACGGATCGTGTCAAACTCATATCACGTCTGGAAGAAGCGAAAGGTAAAGGACTTGAACCCGAACAACTGATTGGGGAAACTGGACTGGCAAGACAACTCTACGAGCGCATATTGTCTGATGAAACACAGAGTAAGGATATTGAACTGGAAAATGGTTCTTTTGAACTCATTCCGTCTGCAGATCCCAAGAGACGCGAAGTCTTCTACATTGCTGGAGCATCTGGTTCTGGTAAGTCCTATATTGCAAAAGGTCTTGGAGAATACTATCAGAAACTCTTTCCCGACCGCAGTGTCTACCTCATCTCCAAGTTGGAAGAAGATGCTGGAACACTCGACAAGATGAAACCAAAGGCAAAACGTATCAACATTCAGTCTTTGATTGATGATTTTCCAGATTTGGAAGAGTTTAAGAATAGCATGGTGATTTTTGACGATTACGACACCTTCACTGGTCCAGCAGAAAAAGTCGTTCATAAACTGATAGATGATCTTGCCACGATGGGTCGCCACACCAATACTACTATGTTATGTCTTTCCCACTATCTTACAAACTACAAGAAGACCCGTCTACTTCTCAACGAAGCAACCCACATCATCGTCTATCCAATGGCGACATCCTATCATGCACTGTCCTATCTATTGAAGACCCATATTGGAATGACAAAGGACGACATTAGGGACTTAAAGAAGATGGGACGTTGGGTCTGTATTTATAAGCACTTTCCACAGTATCTCATCTCATCTCAACAAGCGCGAATGCTTGTGCGTGATTGAGAAATATTGAGTAGAAGTATAGAATGAGCGAAGAAATCAGCAAGAATATTGCTTGGAACTCACGACTGGAAATCTATTTTTGTTCCACTGGTGAGAAAGCACATGGACTGGCATGGATCCACGACAAATGTGAGGCGCTTTACAGCAAACGGCGCACATTTATCGACTTACCCGTGATAGTGTTTAGTGGAGTGTTGGGGTTCCTCAGTGTAGGATCAAGTTCTATGTTTGTAGGACAAGGAAACATCAGTTCTATTGCCGTAGGTGTTGGGTCTCTATTCGTATCAATCCTAAACACGGTGGGATCCTATTTTCAGTTTGCTAAGAGGGCAGAAGGGCATCGCATTGCAAGTATCCAATATGCCAAACTCTATCGTTTTTTGAATATTGAAATGTCTCTTCCACGTGAAGACCGCATGAGTGCGTATGAACTCTTGAAGATTACAAAAGAGACGTTTGATAGACTTCAAGAGATTAGTCCAATGGTCGCGCCCGAAGTCATTGAAGAGTTCAAGAAGACATTCAGTAATGACAAATACAAGGAGATTTCAAAACCAGAACAGACAAATGGACTGGAACCGATCAAACCTTTTGTTTCTTCTCCATTGGGACGACACCCTTCGGAGATGTCGTTTGGAACTCCTCTCGAAGTCTATCAAGAAAACCCTTTGCGCCCTCAACACCAAACGCTTTCTCAGTTGCAGAAAGGAAATCTTCAGAAAGTAAAGTCTTTGGAAGACACTTCCCTTGAACCTCATTCTCAACCCAATGATTTAACCATTGACATTCCGCAAGTCCAATCTCAGTCTCGAGTTTTAGAGGTTTCAGAACCTTCTTCACAACCCCAACCCCAATAGGTAGTTTCGGTTTAACAAATGTCTCATCTTTCGTCTGCTTCTTGACCCGATGGTCTTTTGATAAAGGGGACCCGAAGTTCATCTATATTATAGGGAGGCAAAATAGGGGAGGATATTCTTGCAGTAGAGGATATTTCTCTAACTTTTTAGTTAGGCGAAGTTTTGGGTCCCTATGAGAGAAAGTTTGAGAAATATCCTCCCCACTCACCAATATCCTCCCCTAAAATCTTCTTCTTCTGTAGGAATGTCTAATAGCACTAACATTAATAAACTCTCTTCTCTTATTCATACACTTTGGGAGTTGGAACTGCAAGAGTATTATCTTGGAAAAGCAGATCTACTCCAATCTGCTATTCAGACCCTACGAACAATACGAGGGGAGATGATTGCTGAACGAGAGAACAAGATTGCATCGATTACAACAGTCCACCTTCAAATCAATCCAAACTTGACTGCTATATCCCGATCACTACCTTCATAGACTTTCTTTGTTCCAACGGCGAATGCGTAGACACGCCCAAGTCCCCACTGCTCCTTAGTCAGTCGTGCAGAACGTGGATACTTGGCAAGATTGGGGTTCTTACTAAAATCCTTCTTCAACCGAACACTCGAGATGTTGGTTTTCCATGCCCCTATTGCGCGCGAAAACACTTCACGTAGTGCCTCGACGGGTATTTTTGACAAGTAGGCAATCTCTTCTAAACTCAACGATGTATCTTTTGGAAGACCAAAGCATTTCAAAAATACTTCACGATTTGTCGGCATTTTCTCTACTCTAATCAGATATAAATGAGTATACCAATCGCACAACTTGTCTTTGCGGGTGTATGGAGCGTTTCTGGATACTACCCTCAGTTTCAATATGTCCTCTCCCCTATCGACAACAACTGCTACGTCAATGTGGGAATAACCCCCAGTGTTGGTGGTTCTGATCCATCAGTCCAACCATCTTCTGTCTGGGTGCTTATGAATGCATCAACGGTATTTCCATCTGCCTATGCATCATATAGTTCAACACAAACCCAACCTATGACCGCCAATACTGTTTTACCTATTATCTATGACACTGAAGATGTTCCACCAATCCTTATCAGTTGTCCGATCCCAGATAGTGAAATCTCAGTGGCAAATGCTGGTCTATATAAAGTCCTAACGTCCGTCCAACTCAATCGCACAAATGCTGGTAATAGCACTATCGTAGTCTTCCCAAGAATAGATGGAGTTGCTGTCGCCAACTCTGCATCCAAAATCAATATCAACCAACAAGAGGAGGATATTATCACAATAGAATGGTTTCTTTCGCTCGGTGGAAAACCACTTCAAATCTGTGTATTTTCAACAGACAACAACGACGAGTGTTTAGCAGTTTCAGCAGACATTCCCAATGGTATTCCCGCTGTTCCGTCAATCATCACAACAATACTTCGTATAGCATAGTAGTAAGATGGAGGAAGCGCAATCCTACGCTTTGACAGACGATGATATTCGCAAACTATTAGGAGGGAGTATCAAGATCACAACCTACCCCGATTTGGAGAAGATGCAACATATCGACCAACTCTTTGACCGACATGGACGTGCCATCTTGTTCGTCCCTCAGCAGAACGAACAACAAGGACATTGGTGCTGTCTTATCAAGCGACATAAAACAATAGAGTTCTTTGACCCTTACGGCGACCCACCAGAAGGTCAAAAAGACACCATTAGTGAAGAACAACTTGCGCGAATGAAGATGAATGAACCTTTGTTGGCAGATCTTCTTACCAATAATCCCTACAAAGTGATTTTTAACAAAGTTCAACTACAGAAACTCGAAAACGATGTCAACACATGTGGTAGACATTGCGTCGCACGTCTTCTCTATCATACCCATCCCGTTAATAAATATAGAGAAATCATCAAACGTTCTCAGATGTCCCCAGACGAGTTCGTTGTAAAACTCACCTACGATGATTTGGGGAAGTAAAAAATATGCCTTCTCATTATAGAGATAAATGTCGTATTCCTACAAGAGTATTATTGACGGAGGAGCAGACAGCGAGTTGATTTACTACAATGCAAATATCATTAACAATCAACAGCGGGATCCAGCAAGTCCAAATGAACCTCCAGCGATACGTTTCAATGAGACACGTGATGCGCCAATCGTTCATGATGCGTCGCTCTACAACTATTCCATTATTCGGTTCTCTATGAATGGTCCCAATAAGAACCTTCCCCTCTTCATTCCTCTCATTCAGACCAACGGATTTGCGTTTCCAGTTCAAGTCTCTCCCACTCTGACAGTCTACTATGTCTCAATCCCTTATCAACGAAGTTGGACGTATACAAATGTTTCTAATGTTGCACAGACCAAGACCTTCACAATCGCACCAGAAAGTTCTCCAATCATCTATCGACCAGAAATCCAGAACACTGATATTGCTCCTATTCCATTGGTTCCCGCTGGAGGTATTAATAAACAAGACCTATCTTCTCGATACTATTGGGTGTATACCTACAAGCATTGGTGCGACCTCATCAATGAAGCATTCCGATCTGCTATGGCACTTACTTACACATCATTCCAAGCGACATGGGTTGCTGACACAAGTATCAATCAAGTTGCATCTCCCTTTCCCTACCCCACCTTTGCGTCCTTCCTACTGGATCATGATCTCCCTTCCATCAAATATGTAGAAGAAACCAAACTCTTCGAGATTTATGGAGACACCCGCGCCTTCAATGTTGCTTCTCAAATGACTGGGATAGTGGATCCTCTGACGGGTGTTCCAGTTGGAACCAACATTCCAGTCCCCGCCTTTGTAGCACCCGCCATTCCAGTGCCTCCTTTTGTAGCACAACCAGCGTCAGCACCTTATCTCCGTCTTTTCTTTAATAGCAATCTCTATCAACTTCTTACCAACTTTTCCAATACTTATTACAATGCAACTGCTGGAAGCAGATTGATTTTCCCACTCAGTGTCAACCCAGTTCTAATCCCGACCAATGCGATTGCTCTCGACCCAGTTCTCTACACCTATGAGATCCTCTTCCAAAATCAGAACTATACAAATCTTCTCAACAATAATCCATCTCTACAAGGAAGCACAACGGTTCCACCTCCCGCCTACAACCCCTATTTCCTCATTCCAACACAAAAGCAACGCCTCTATTGGATTGCCAAGCAAGATTATAACTCTACGAACTCGCTCTGGTCTCCAGTTCAGTCGATTGTTTTCACCTCCACCCTTATTCCCGTCAAGAAGGAATACACTGGTAAACCGATTGAACTCGGCGCCAACAACGTTTCTGGAACTGCCAACTCTGCTTCAGCATTTGAACCGATTATCACAGACTTCATCATCGACCAACAAGCAGAAAAGGCAGAAGGTTGGCGCGACTTCGCACTTTATGAACCTACGGCGGAATACAAGATGAACTCCCTCACCGCCTCCCATGACGAAATCCGCAATATTGATATTCAAGTCTTTTGGAAGTATCGTCTTACTGGTGAACTAATCCCTCTTACGATCCCGAACTGCTCTGATGTTGCCATCAAGATGCTTTTCCGCAAAAGAGACTGGCAGTGAAAGATTTTCTAAAACTACGAACTACTATCAAATCCCAAAAATAGAGAAATCTCATTCTCTTTTTTTGTGGTCTATCATTATAGAACAACAATGTCCGCAGATATTGAGAAACTTGCCGTTTTCGACGACCGCATCGTGCAGACCCGTCCTAAGTATGCTGTTGAGAAGGGAGCGTTGTCCCTCACCAACTCACCTTTTGTTGCAATCTCCCAGACCCAATCCCAGCACACCTACAACATTTATGTTCCTTCCGAGAACGTCTATGTTGATCGTGCTTTGGAGTGGTCTTCTACTTGCTTCCTAAGGATTGATGTTCGTCTCCAAGATAGTGCTGGAGGTCAGTTCCCTATCGGTCAACCACTTTTCCAGTTCGGAGTTGATGGATCCCTCGCTGCATTTCCTTTGAATGCCCTCTGCGCGACTATGACTGCCACCATCAACGATACTACGACAACCATCAACACCCAAGATGTTCTCTCTGAGGTGCTTCGTCTAACAGACTACAAGGGCAATCGTCTACAGCGCACTTGCCCTACAATGTTGGATAAGTATCAACAGAACTCTGATGCGCTCAACGCCACCAACGACCCAATCAGTGGATACACTAATATGTCCCACGATTACCACGAGCAACCCAACGGTTCATACTACAATGTATCCTACACCAACCCAGATGGTTCTCCAGTCGTGGCGGGTGGAACATACACTTGCTCCAACGGTATTGTCGTCGATATTAACCCCGACGGCATTCCAGTCTCAAAGGATCAAGGTGCTGGTGTTGTAAACGGTCTCTACAGCGTGTTTATCAAGTTCCGATCCACTGAGAAGTTGGTTCTTTCACCATTCATCTTCTCCGACGAGCATTCAAGTGATACTGGTCTTTTCGGCATCAACAACATCCAGTTGGTGATGAATATGCGCGATCCAAACCGAGCAATCCGTCTTCGTGATAGTGTTGTTGGCACTGCTGAGAAACTCTATTATTCTGGAGGTGTTGGTCCATCCACTTGGTTGCCTCCCGTCTTCTACAACACCCAAGTTGGCACTGGTGTTTTCCGAGACAGTGTTCTCAACGTTCAGTTCTTAACACCATCACTCGACATTCCTCTCCCACCAAAGTCTGTCGTTCCCTACATGGAGTTTCCTCGATACATCACACAACCCCAGAATACAACAATGGCATCTGGAGCAACAACACAACTCCAATCTCAGACCATCACTCTACCTCAGATCCCCGATCTCCTTATCATCTACGTCAAGGCACTTGCTGATCCAGCAACAACTGCAACTGATAAGTCTTTGGATCCATCTCTTCCTCAGTATGGTTCAGCATATCTCCCTATTGAGTGCAGTTTTGATGGAAACCGAACAACTCAACCTCTTTCAATCAACTTCGACAACTTCTCTGGTTTGCTCTCATCACAGACTTCCGAGCAACTCTATGCAATGTCCGTGAAGAACGGTCTTGAGATGGATTTCAACACTTGGGCGGGTTTCGGTCGCGTTCCTAATGGATCTGGTGGTGGACTTGTTGGCACAGTCGGCGGTTTCCTTGTTCTCAAACCCTCTATGGACTTAACACTCCAAAGCGGTCAAGCACCATCCCTCGTCGGCAACTTCACACTCCAGTTCAATGTGCGTGTTCGCAATACCTTCTTGTTCCCAGTTCAACCACAGATTTTCGTCATTACTGCCAACTCTGGGTTCTTCGAGAGCATTCGTGGATCTTCCCGTATCATCAAGGGCGTCCTCTCCGAGCAAGACATCATCAGCGCCCCACTCGCCCCATCTGGAACACGAGAGGGTCTCAAGCGTCTCATCGGTGGCAAGGTTCTCGCCCTTTGTAATCGTCTCGGCATGGTGAAGTCTATGGGACATTCATCAAAACAAGCAGAAGAGAAGCATTCGGGCAAAGGAATGGCAGTTGGATCTGGAAAGAAAGGTCTCGCCTCTCGACTAATGTAAATCGTTCAAATAAACCACTACGACATTGAATAAAAAATCTTAACAACTAAACTTTTGTCTGCGATTGCAACCGAAAGTTTCGTTCTCTTTTTTTGTGGTCTATCAATATAGAACAAAATGGCATCGCTCGAAAGTCTTGCTAATCCGCTCGAACGTTTAGGTGTCCTCCCTCAAGCAGTGAACCTCAATGTCAACCCACTCACTGGGGATCCCACATGGGATGTTGCCAGACAATACTTCCAGAATGATATTGCTATTTCTGGCATTGATGGTGGCGCATATATCCTCAACAGCACATCTACCACCTTAAAGGGAGGTGTAGATCCAGCACTCGATGGTGGTGCCAGTTGGCAGAAAACCTTCCCGAACGGTGTAAGTTATTACGACAGTCTTGCCACAACATTCACTGCATCTGGAGCAAACTACACTATTTCTGGAACTGGTCTAACTGGTAATAAGTATTTAGCAACAGCGGGTTCTGCATGGCAAGTCATTTGGCAAGGCGTTTCTACTATAGGCACTGGAACTTTGACTGCTACAGATTGGATCCAGTTGACAATGACAGCAGACGGCACTGGTGGTCTCGTCCAAGCAGTTAATGTGAACCCTCAAGTAGGAGGCACTGCCACTAACTGGAGTGTATCAGCATACATTGAGGTTGGAACTGGTGGAACTGGTATTACTCTCACTGCTTCCCGTGAAGCAACCGACGCTCAATCTATTGTAGGACGTATTACATTTATCCGAGTTTTCTAAAACCATACCTAATAGTAAGCAATGTCTCTAACATCGTTAGAAAATCCACTTGAACGACTTAAGACACTCCCCACTGGGATGAACTGGCGTGGTGGATGGGATACGACAGAGCAATATTACCTCAATGATGTAGTCATCGCCCCATTAAACAACGCAACCTATATTCTAACGGGTCGAGAAGCGCTTCTTGGAGGAGGAGACCCAAGTCTTAATGCAGACTGGACTGAACTTTCCGATCCTTCAACGGGTGTTGCTTCAGTCTCTGGTAGTGCTTTCATTACGGTTGGAGGATCACCAACCAATCCACAAATCATAAACAACGGGGTCTGCACTGTATCTGCTGGTGCTGGATTACTTGATGTCGGCACCCCAAACAATCCAGTTCTCATCAATACTGGTATAACTTCACTTCAAAACGGACTTGGGATTTCTATCGCTGGAAACACCATCACAAATACTGGTATAAGAACTTTAACTGTCGGCGCTGGATTATCGTCGAGTGGCGGTAATGATCCAAGTGTCTCCAACACGGGTATTATTTCACTTGTTCCATCAACCTATATTGGCATCTCTGCGGGTCAAACACCTACTATCACAAACAATGGTGTTGTGCAAGTCAGTGCTGGAACTGGCATCTCGATTACTGGAACAGCAAACATTCCAATCATAAACTCTTTAACAACCCCACCAACAGTATCACAAGTCTTTTCATCTACAACGACAGTGGTGGATAGTGCTTCTGTTCCAGCACCTCCCAGTGGCACTGCTATTATTTTTGCTTTAATAGTATCTTCAAGTCTTTTTTTCCAACAACTCCAGACCAGTGGAACCCCGACACCTAATGGTATTTGGTTATTGGATATGGGAAATCATATTACCAGTTTATCATCTTTTACACCGCCTCTTGGATTAGCACGAACTCTACAAGTCTCTTTTGTAGATACTTTAACTGCTGGAGGTCCCTATTCATACCAACCTCTTTTATCACCCAATCAGTTTTATGGCGCAACCAGCGTAAATCCAGCAACATCATCATTGGGTGTTTTTCCTTTCGATATAACTATTGCAAGAGCAACTGGAATGAGAACAATCAGTGAAATACGTATCGCTAATAATACTCTGGGGACACTGGATATAGTTTCCTATGGATCCGTTTTTGCTACATATTATCCAAGTGGACTTCAATAAATACTTTCCCGTCTCCTTAATAGAAGATGTTTCATAGCATAAACGATATTGCTTACAAGAACGTTTATGATACTATTTCTGTGCCTCTCGAGTTCATTCCTACCATAACAAGTTCATACTTAACCAGTTCGGCGAATATTTGTCCTCCTTCCAGTTTCCCTTTATTTTGGAATGAGACTTCAAAAAACGATCTTGTTTTCCCTTTGCTGTCCCCTTCGACACTTGGTTATTCCTTTCTAAATGAGACCAAATATGAAAATCATTATACCCCACTCTTCCAAACCTTATTATCTTCCCATCGGGTCTCTCCATGCGTATTTTGTGGGTCCTATTATCGCTGAACGCAATCGTTTTTGTGTCATACCCATTGCGCCTTGCAGACTTCTTGACTTCTTCAAGATAGTCTTCTGGAGAAATCCCAACCTCCATCAACTGCTTTCGAAAGTTGGACTGAATACTCCCACCTTTGAACGCACCTAATCTATGCTTTTCATACATGTTAAACAGCACACCGAAAGGTGCAGAGAAGATTGATTTCAAAAAATCTGTTGGACCTCCTCGAACTTCTGTATTTGGGACCTTATGCCCGAACCAAATGTAAAGTGGATCATCCTTGTGGTAGATACGAAGATGTAATGGATTACCTCCCATCTCTTGTGGTTCAACGTAAGGGTTATAGGATAGTCCACTTGAGATTAGTCCATCGCGCAACATGAGATCAAGAATGGCACCACCAAGACTATGTCCTACAGCAATGTATCGATATTGAGGACGAGGATAGTTTTTCTGCACAAACTCCATTGTTGCTCTATCCTTCTTCCAACGTTCACTTGAACGTAGAGTTCCAGTCAGTCCTCGAATGTCTGCATCAAGGTCTGCTACATCTGCAGTTCCACGAATGGAAACAATAATAAGGTTCTCTGTTGGGTTCTTATAGAACTTGAGTGTTGGAGTAGCATAGAGAAGTTTATAAGAACCAACTTCCTTTCGTGTTTTTCCAGAATATGCAGACTGGGCGATTTGCTGAAGAAGTGATTTATGAATAGCGCCTCCTTTTCCTTTACCCTTCTTTCTTATTGCGTCAAGTTCTGCTTGTGAAATCTTAGGAGAGGGGTTTTCTGTTGGAGATAAAGGTGATGCTGGAGATCCTTGTGGATTTGGAGATCCTTGTGGTGCTTGATTGATTGTTGGAACCCGAATAGCAAGTGCTGGTTTTGGTGCGTCATCGACATATTCACGGACGTCTTTTTTTCCATCATTGTCTCGGTCGTCTTCTGGTCGTGCTGGTCGTGGTGGTGTTTTTGGACGCTTTTGACGATTTGGTTTTGGTGGAGGTGGTCGTTTTTGTGGTGCTTCATCTTCTTCTGTGTGCAACTTATCAAACCCTCTTTTGTGAAATCTATCCCAACGTTTTACAAGAAGTTTTACTTCTTCTTTGGTGTTTGCAGTCATTAGACTTTCTCGAACGTTCAGAATATAGGGTTGCAAGGTCAACCGATCTTCATCAGTCAATACCCCATCTTGTTCCAAATAGTCCAATAGATCATACATATCTTGTTTAACAGTTGCAGTGTCGGTAAGAATATAACCGTTTTCATCAAGCAACCATGTTCCAGCACGAGCACGTCTATTATATTCATCCCTATCCGAACGTTTTATTCCTCCAGTCATATCATCTTCAGAAGCATATAATGCCCTCATCTGTGCAAGTGCGCGTTCCTTCGGAAGTGGATCCTTGCTATGCTTCTTCCCAGTCTCTTTATTTACAACCCAATACAAATCGCGCTTCGGTGCTTTTCGCAGTTTGAATGGCATCTGTAGTTCTCTTATTAAGCAGTGATTTTTTCTATTCACTTGAGAACCCTCCTCCACGCTCCTCTTGGGTCTTTCTACGGATCCCACAGTAGTGTTCTCGTCCAGTAATCTTCTTCTTCTCGATGCCATTGAAGTTCATTCCTTGAGAGAAGTGTTGTTTGTTGATTTTCTCACTACTCGTGTCTTCTCCATACATTCGTAAGAGGTCTGTTGCTTGAATGCGGTCCTTGTTGTTCTTAGTTATTACGAAGTATTCCTCCAACCAGAACTTGATAGGGTTATTTGCATCAAAGTAGTCCTCTGTTGCCTCTCGAACCGCTTGAGGAGAAGGAAGAGACTTATCGTTCGCAATCGTCTGGTAGGTCTCCCATAGCATCAGAAGGAACTCATTGCGCCATTCATCAGACTTACAGAATATCTCCTTGACGTCTGGGTCTGCAAGTCTGTCCTTATCTCCAACGAGGACTGGACGGAACTGGAAAGG